TTTAATTTTAAATTCTCATTGTTTAATAAACTATTAGTTACTTCCATTTCAAATCCAAACATATTTCCTAAAGCTGAAATACCATCTTCAGCAAATTCTTTAATCTTTGAAACAGCTTCTTTAATAATACCAATAAATTTAGTCCACAACTTTTTAATACCATCCATCAGTTGAGATGCTAAAGATTTAATCCTATCAAAAAATGCACCTTCAGAAATTGCATCTTCATTTAAATAATTTTCATATGTATTATATTGTTTATTATAATTTTCAAACAATTGAGTAGATTCAAATTGAACTTCTTTTACACCCAATCTAACATTCTGATATACATTATAACCTAAATGATTTGATTTAGAAGAACCCTTCCAATTAACTTGCAAGTCAATTTGTTTTGCATACTCTTTAATTGTACTAGATGATGGGCTATCAATTTTGTGTTCTTTTACTTTAAAAGTTTCAATCGCACCTACAGGTTTCCAAACAAACATATAATCCGCAGTTTGAATTGCTTTCTTTCCAAACTTTTGTTTACCTGATGCAGCTTCATAAACAAATCCCAATTTAAAATCGTTGTTTTTTAGAAACAAACTTTGTAATTTCTTTTTAACTTCTTCTTGATTCTTCTTAAAAATTGTGTCCATGTTTTTAAGAAGTTTTTTATTTTCTTTAGAAATATATGTTGGTGCTAGTTTAGAATTAGCTTTACCTTTTGGGGTTGCCATTGTTTTCATTTCTTTACTAGGATTAGCAGCTTTGATTTGTTTTTTAAGCTCTGCTGCTTTTTTCTTATCCTTTTCTTTTGCAAGTTTATCTTTCAATTTTTCCCAATTGTTAACTTCTTTCTCTGCCCATTTCTGCATACTATCTGAAGCACGAGGATTAGTATCTCTAAATTTTTTCATTACTTTAACAGATGCATAATATCCATCTGTTGTAGCTTCTTCTAACTTGTCCATAGATTTTACTAAACTTGCTACTGTATCAATCTTTGCTGTTTTAGCTGCAGCGTTTGCAGTTGCTATAGACTCACCTTTCTTTCCAGACATTAATTGTGCGCCGTCTGCATTTTTTACAGAATACTTATAACCACCAATAACAATATCTGTCTTAGAAGTGTCTGCACCCTTTTTCTTTGCCCAAGTCATCCACTCATTTGTCATCTGACCTTTAGCCTGTATTTCATATGTACCATCACCACCAACAACATCTACAATTTTATTACCAAATACCAATAGGCCTTTAAGATTATCTTTCTCATTACCTTTATCCCATACTGAACTTGCTTTTTTAAATTCTTTATTATTCTCTATTGCATCTAATAGAATATCTTTGCCTTTCTTACCACCAGCAAAAGCAGCCTGATAACAAATTCCAATAACCGTTTCCATTGCTGTCGATAAATCTGTAGCCTCAAACAAATACTGTGTTTGCAATTCTTCTGTAAACGATTTGAATCTTTTCATATCTTATCTAAACTCTCCATCTTACACAAGGGACAATCTTCAAATGGAACAGATCGAAATGGACATATTTTGGTATGATCTATCTCACCATATCCACCCATTGAATGAATTGCCGTGCTATTCTTTTCTTTACGTTTCAGTTGTTTAGCTGAATCTTGAAATAATTCTATAAGTTTCTTTTCTTTCATATCTACTATTTATATAATTTATTCTATAATATTTATAATATTTGTATATTTAGCTATATTTTCCAATCAGTCGTCACTCTTGGTGCTATTTTAACGTCCTTATGCTGCTTCAAAAAGGGAGAATCTGTCGAACTTGCAACTGTCTTTTTATCAAAAGTTGCAGTAGAACCACCATTAGCCAATACTGGTTGTTGTGATTGTGAAATACTCTCCAATCTCATACGATTCTTATTCATACCCAACATGAATTTTGAATTAACTGTAGGATCACTATATCTATTCTTCAACTGTTTGAACATTAACTGCCCACCATTGTCCTCTTTTGCCACGATAGCTAACATTAAATCTGCTGTTGCAGGCAATCCAAACGATTCAGATATATTTGACATATCTGGATCAGAACTCATGTACCCTTCACGATTCAATTGAGAACTTGTGATGACAGGAACATTACACTCAACTGCGAATCCTCGAATCTCCTCTGCTATGGATTTAATATAAACATAAGTGTTCATATTTGATGTCCACTTAACTCTATTGGATGCACATATATTTAGATAGTCTAATATAACAATCTGTGGTGCGAATCGTTTCTTGATTTTCAACTCTCTCAATAAACTACGAAAGTTTCCAACATGAGCTCCTGATGTTGGGTACTCTTTGATAACTAATCTACCAAAGTTTCTTGTAGAGTTCATCATCTTTTCAATCTTTGCATTGAATGATTCTCTTGGTAAATGTCTAATCTGATCCAAGTCAATGTCTAATAGATTAGCATCAACTCTCTCAGCTATTCTCTCTTGTGCCATCTCCATTGTAATATATAAAACATCAAATCCTTGTTTAATATATTGAGATGCTAAATGTGTCTTAACTAATGTTTTACCAGAACCCGTTCCACCAAGAAATACTGTAAGAGTTTTTGGTGATATTCCTCCACCCGTAATCTTATCCAACATCTCAATCCCAAATGGATATCTCTGTTCTCTCTTATGATAGTAATCCCATCTCTCTGTTGCATCTTCAATATAGTTATGTCCCACACTTGTATCTAAAGATACTGCTAATGCATCAGTCAACATATCTGGTATTGCATCTTTTGGTTTCTTTGTATCTTTGCCTTCTAAGATTGCAATCGAATCTACAATACCATTATAGACAGCTGCATCTTTTGCCCACTTCTCTGTTTCGTGTATAAGCCATTCTGTGTCATCTGTTTTTGTATTACCCAAATTCTTTAAAACTTCTGTACAACTCTTAAATAAGTTCTCATTCAAATCTTCTCTATCTGAAATAATATTTGCAAGTGCAGAAACTCCGGGTGCTTTGTTGTATTCTTTTATATGACTCTGTATTTCTCCAAACACTATTTTCTCTGGTGCAGCTCTGAAGTATTCTGTCTTTAGAAACACACCAACCAGACTGGCAAACTGTGAATCATGTATTAAGTTCTCAAGTATTAATTGTTCTATTCTCATTGATTAATCATTCTCCCTTTGTGCAAAATAACTCTTGGATCATTCAATACTAATAAATTATTAAGTATCTTACCCAACTCTACTTTAAATTGATCTCTATTTTTATCTGTAATAGCTCTGTTTAAATATTCTTGTTCTCCACTATAACCATGATCTCTATAATTTCCACCAATGATTTCATATTCAAATGCTACATCACAACCAAGTGAATCATCCTTTGAATCCAATTCTACATTCTTAAAATAAAACTCTACGCCTTTGAACTTTCCATCCATTATCATAAATCTATACAACGGACTTGAGTTAAAACTAACAGCTGTCTTGTCTATCATTATAATCTCCTATAACATGATCGGACATCATATACTTTTGAGCCATGATACTTTGTGTTTGTCCAATTGATACCACACCAATCAAACCATCTACCATTAATAAAAAACAATAGAACATAAATTTCCATCTGCCATACTTCAATCCGTGATGTCTTGTCTTAGAAAATACTGGTTCTAGTTCTTTTGTATCTTTTAATTTAAGATCCTCCAACGATTGAACAATCTCTGCTCTTTCTGCATCTCTTTCTGGATAAGATACCTTTCCTGTTTTAAAATCAATATCCATTTAACACCTTTCTTATCAATCTACGTTTCTCATCTACGTTAACTTCTAAAAATGGTTTATAATTATAACACAAAGTTTTTTGATCTCTCCATATAGGATCAATCAATTTTTTATCTAGTATCTTAGTAAATCCTAAAATAATATCTAAAACTGTAAAAGTTTCTAATGAAATATCTTCTCCTAACAAAAGCTTTAATATTGGAGGATGATTAATTCCATCACACTCAAACAACTCATTAAATTTTAAATCATACTCCTTCATATACTCAACAACGGATTTCATATTTCGTTGAAGATGGAGTGAAAAACTATCCATTTTATTTTTATATTCATCAAAATATTCATCCAGAAATTCTGTTGGATACATCTTACTTCTTGTCATTTGTGATAAAAAATAATATATCAAATCCAACTCAACAACATATTTCTTTCCTAGTGATGTAAAGAAACCACGTTGCCATGAAAATCCAGTTTGATGTTCAAACTTTGCAAAATACTTTTCCATTGATGCAACTGTACCCCATGATGCATTTCCATAGTACTTAAAATAATCATACGTTGTGGTAAAATGTAAATACATTCCATGATATGTTTTCCAAGCCTTAAACGTCTTGTTTGTTTCCTCCGTTTTTTGTTTGGGAAATGTAATCATTCAGATGACCCATATGAAAATTCTTTCTTGGCTGCCACTTCAAGTTTCTCCATAACATCTTTAGTAAAATACTTCTCAGGATCATTCACAATAGATTTCTCAAATGCTTTACCAGATGGTGTTTCAAATCTGGTTGACACCTTCTTGAAGATATCATACTTCTCAGCAAGTTCAACTAAACCATAATACTTATCTAATCCTGTCTTATAGTCCAATTTAGTTTCTGCTATTGATTCTTCTTTAGTCAATCTTCCCTTGACTAGTTTCATCTTGATAATATTCCCCAACACCGCAGTCCCATCTTTGACTTTTCGTTTACCAAGTGTTATAATAACAGAAGCTGCATACTTGATGCCACCACCACCAGAAATTTCTTTCGTTGGAAACAAACTCCCTATCTTATCATAGGTGTGGTTTGTAATAATCAATGGGATATTTGCCTTTGCAAGTTTCAACGCAAGGGTTCTGAATGCTGAACGAACAGCTGGAGCTCTTGTCATATCTCTTTTATCAGAACCACTTGACGAATCTTCCATTTCTTTTCTTGTAGATAAATTACCAAGTGAATCAAGAAACATCATAACTTGATAATCTTTATCCATATTCTCAATTATCTTTATTGCTTGTGTTTTAAATTCTTCTACTGTTGCAACTGGAAATACAATAAACCTATCAGGATCTAATCCTCTCTCTTTAATCATATCAGATGTCAATGCACCTTCTGATTCAAAGTAGATAATAATATTCTTCTTATCCTTATCCAAATAACTCTTTGCTATACTTAATGCAAAGAATGTTTTACCAACTGCTTCTGAACCAGCTAAACAAGTTATCTTGTTGGATGGAACACCTCCATACAAAGAACCAGACAACAATGCGTTTAGACTATACGATCCAGTATCAACAAAAGTACTACAATCACCAACAATACCAGCGGATACAACGCTTGCAAAATCATTTTCAGTTACCTTTATTAAATGTTTAACAATATTATTTACTGACATACTCACTCCTTAAAAAAAAGATTCCAAACTACCCTGCTTCTCAGTTTTCCAACCAATCACATCTAAAATATTTTTAATTGGTTGAAGAAACGATTTATCAAACTGTAAATCATAATCAATATACTTCTCTAAATCAAATTCTTTTGGAAGGTGTGTCGAAACAGAAATCACATTCTCTTGTAATGTATTTGGTTCTTTCAGATATGAGAACTTAATCTTCTCACCTTCACGAATAGATTGATACTTCTTCGTCAGCTTGTGTTTTCTCAACAGATGATTAAATAATAGAACACCCCTCACATGAATTGGTGTGCCTTTATTATATATACTTTTTGAAGATGTGTATTTTTCGATGCCATTAACGGATCGTGGAAATGCTATTTGGTCAAAGGATAAATTATTAAATTCTTCACGATACTCTGCTATACTTTTCATAACAGTTTCTTCATCAGTATTGATAATTGTTTTAATCAATTCTTGAATATGATTACGACACCACTCTGGAGTTGAACTGCGTACACTCTCAATACCCATTATCTTTAGCTTGGGCTCTTTGTATTTTACCCCTTCCGAATCATAAACATTCAGTATGTATCTTTTCTTTGCAGTCCAGATTCCCTTGTCTGCAATAACTTCACGACCCATCTGCATCTTTTGTGCATATGAATTTACATACGAATGAAGAGCTTCATAACTGCGATTAATAAAAGGTTCAATTTTATCTTTACTAATCCTGTCCAAGAAGGTGATAATTTTTGTAGTGCTATTAGCATCATCTGTGTCCGTAAACACTTGATGAACCAATCGTTCAAACGTAACATATATGCTATCCGTATCTGAAGCAACGACATAATCAATATCCTCAGTATTGAGAAGTTTATTGATATATGTATTTATACTTTTATCAATCCAACGGATTGCAAGCTGTCCTGCTGTAGTTATACCCTCAGCCATTTCAAGTGAATAATAACGAAAGTGTTGATTAGCTAATGCACCATAAGCACTATTCAACAAAATCTTTTTAGACATCTGGATGTTATTACATCTGGATATATTATTAACAACTGTTTGTTTATTCGTGTAATTACCATCTTCTAATTTCTGTTGCTCTTGCAACATCTTCTTCTTGAACTCTACTCGTTCATTATACATATCTTCCATCAACTGTGGAAGAAATCCCTTAATCTCATTTGTAAAACATTGGCCATTTGGTGTCATACATTGTTTATTCTCTCTCAAGAAATTAGTATCCAATTCTTGATCTAATAACTTATTAACTGATACCTCATCTTCCATCCCACATTTAGTTTCTGGACTGATATTGTACTGTTGAATAAGATGTGGATATAGAGAATTAAGATCAAAACTCACTACCCATTTATGCAATCCAGCCTGTGGTTCTTTAACATATGCACCAATAATATCTTTTCGTTCATCTTGATCTGCTTGTTGTGGAATGATAATGTTCTTACGTTTCAAGAAATTGTAGATAATAGCATCCCATGTTCTCACGGGAGAGAATACATCTTCAAAGTTAATCTTAGATTCATATGCCAACGTAATAACCAACTCAAGTAACTTCATCTTCTCCTCAAGCTTCTCTACAATCTCAACATCACGAATATTGTATTCAATAAACTTCTGGTAATTGGTTTTATACAAATCATAACCCTGTACATCTTCAACAGATACTTTTTTCATACCAAGTTCTACTGAACCAATGTAATCCAAACGATATGATTCTCTTACTTTGTAAGTAAACTTCTTATACAGATCAATATAATCTAATGTCGATATACCAACAAGAGTATAGAACTGATTTTCTCTACCAGCTATAAAAACATTACGATCATTTAAAATACCAACAGGAGATAATCTTGCTGGTTTCTTATCAAGATACTTAATACGATTAACTAGATATGGAATATCAAAAAACTTACAATTCCAACCAGTAATAATATGTGGATAATTAGTTTCCCACCATTGAAGAAAGTCCTCGATCAAATCATCTTCATCATCACACTCATAATATAAAATAGTTTTTGTTTGATCGTGTGGAACATAACCACCTGTTCCCCACACATGATAAGTATCTGCTGAACTATCATGGACTGTGATTGCTGTAACATCAGATGCAGCTGCTTGGATATTTGGAAAACCATCTTCAGCTGATACTTCAATATCTATTGTATAGATTCTGATCTTATTCATGTTCCATTGGAACTTCTTTGGAAACTTCTCAGAAATATATTGGATAGGATAATTTGGATTGCCATAAACAGGAAAGCCGACAACACCTTTATGCTCTTTAATAAAATTGCGACACGTTCCAATGTCATCAAATTTCATATCAGCAACTGGTTTGCCTGTTAATGTTCTGAACTTACATTTGTCAGGAGGGGCATTGAGATACATGGTTGGTTGAAAGCCTGTGGTATATGAATGTTCTTCATTACCATCAAACTCTCTAACATATATCTGATTGCGTAACAATCCAATGTAGGTGTAAAACTTCATAATATAATTATAACAAAAAAGAAGATAAAAAACAAGGAACAACCTAGTGTATCAATTCACTATCTTCGGGCATTACAAGACCAGAACCATAAACTCTACTATACTCATTTTGCAATTTAGTATCTGGTGTTAATATGGCTAGAATATGTTGTTCTTTTAACTTTATATCTTCGTCATCAGATAACGGACTCCAAGGCTGGAACCCTAACTGTTCTTTAGACACAGGAATCATAACAACTGGATTAGAAATTGTAAACTTATTACGATCCCAATCACCAATCAATTCTTCACCACTAATTAATTTAACAATCTTTATATTCATAACATCTCCTATTCAAGCTGGCAAGAGGATTTGAACCCCCGACCTATTCATTACAAGTGAATTGCTCTACCAACTGAGCTATGCCAGCATTACTCAAATACATTAGAATCAATTTCTGTAGCACCACGAGCTTCTTGTTCTCCGACAGATTTAATTCCAACATTACCTATACTATATTTTGCTTGCAAATCCCACTCATCTTTCTCACCAAATGGGAGAATCTTTAATTGTCGAATCGGAACAGTTGGTTGTGCTTTTTCTGGAATGACAAGACTTACAAGTTCCCACTCATGCAAAAGATTTGCAATTGTGTTTCTTCGTTCAATATCATTCTCTGAAATGTTTGTTGGCTTACCATCAAGCGCAAACAATTCTTTGAAATGAACTATGTAATATTTACCTTGTTTGTGTAATATGTGGCAAGATTGAAATAACTTCTTTTCTTTTCTTGATGCTATTCCAATGCGAGTGAGTGTTTCTTTGACCTTTAAAAAATCATCATCTTCTTTCAGCTTCACTTCAACCATATCATCTATTGACCATTTCGCTACATCTTCCATTGTAATATCTCCCTTTTCAATTCATTAACTA